GACGATAGCTGTTAGCCGGCTTGAGAACGAGTTTGCCATACCTCAAAAGACATAACTGTAAGAGAATCGACTTGCGAGCGTGAATATTTTCAGAGTCATACAAAATAGACGTTAATTAAAAAGCGTATAGTTTACAGTACCACCATTTACAACTTGAGTTTCAATTTCATTAATTTGACCTGTTGCTTGATCACGAGTACCGAAAAAAAGTGAACCGTCGTGAATTATATTTTTAACTTTTTCTTCAACTTGAGTAGAATTTATAAAATTAGAACTATCAATTTGATTCAAAGTATTGTACGCTAATGAAATTTGATCTCCAAAAAAGTAATAAACAAAATAAATGCACACACACAGTAGAAAGTAAAATAATATGGTAAAAATGATACTAAGTATACCTCTAATCAAAGGATTACAACACACACAACGAAACAAATGATAAAACATCTTAAGAGTAAGCTTAAAAATACCAAAAAATACAAAACTGATAATCATAATGATGATATGTCCAATTTTACCATATCTTCTTCTCACAATTGGATCGACTTTTGATTCGACGTCAACTTCAAGCTGTTCTACGCGATCATCAATTTCAGAATCAGATAATGTACGATTAAAGATATCATCAAAATTGCTAAAATCTTGCATAATAGGTTTCATCGATTCAATTTGAATTTTTGCTAGTTCAAAGGGACAGTTAAAAGTATAAGTATCAACATTTACTGAAGATTGGGGATTCATAAAATTAAAGGAAATGATTCATTAACCAGTGATATTCAATTTTCAGAACATAAAAAGTAAAAGATCAAACGTCCAATTTCAAGGAAGAAAAATCAGATTTAATAACGCAATCAACATTGCCAACAATTCGTGTCCTGAATTTACGATATCTCTTGATGTTCAAAAACGATTCACTTCCATTAATTCCTCTAAATAAGACAGTTTGACGGGAAGCACCACGCAGGGTGTTTGACGTAATAATCTTGAACAATCCTTCTTTAGCAATTTTTTCTCGGATTAAAGCGGGTGTAGAGATGAGTGAAGAAAGCTGGAATCTCAGTAGGTCAAAAGGGTAGTTATCAAAAGTCGCCAGCTGGTAAAAAATGTGATTAACTTCTTTATTTGGAACTCTTGTTCCGATGAGATGTTCATATCCGATGATTGAAATTAACAAAGGACGATACTTTTCTATGTTTAATTGACGATCATAAGAGTTTGGATTTTCACCCAAATACATTAAAAAGCCTTTTATATACATTTTGAATACATTAACAACAGCAGCTTCACCTTCAAGAATTTCAGAGCTTAAAGATTCTTCAGATTCACGGTTCAGAATTGGCAACAACGGCATTTCAACTATTTTCTTCTCTTCTTTTGGAGTGACAACTTTAGGAGTAACTGGTTTAGCATTCTCTTCTTTCTCATTCTCTGGAATAGTAGGATCGGTTTCTGATGATGGTTTAAGAGTATATTCTAGAAGCAAAGTAAAATCAGGAGATTTCACGCTTATATTTGCCTGTCTATCATAATCTTTCAAATCTAAGTTTTCAGTGCATAATTCAAAATTCTCGCGGACATAAATAGATGCAACGTTAAATTCACGTTCAAGGTTAGGGAGATGAGAATAATTAAAACCACAATAACAAGTTTTGTCGAAGTTGGTTCCATCAATAAGGTAGTTCAGAAGTTCGAAGATGCCGTCATCGAGTAGGGGGATTTTCTTGGTTGAAAGACGATTTTCAGTGGATTGAGAAGTCGATGAATTTGTGTTTCTATTTGGTTGGTCGTTTTTAATTGTCAATTCTTCTATTTTATATGATCCAAACGTTCTCCGCTCTTGGTCTGCCATTCTCTTACGCTCGTTCCTGTAGGAATGTGTCAGTTCCAGGCTAAAAAACTT